GTTGCGGTTGCGGGTCGGCCCTCAAGCGGTGGGTGCCCAGCTGGGCGGTCCGGGAATCCCCCTGGCCCACCAACGGGTGACGCACCGTAGCGAGACTGCCAGGATTCACGGGCCTAGACCCGGCCATGGGACAACGGAGCGTAGTAATGCCAGGTCGGTGGAGCACCCGCTGGACCCACAACCCGCTGGAGGTCGCGGTCAACTCCGCCGCCGCCTCGCGGCTCACCCGGTTGTGGCTGCGCGACGACCTCCCGCCGCTGCCCAAGGTCCGCGCCGCGATCGCCACCAGAGCGGCCGCCTACGAGGAGGCGCACGAGGGCCGGCCCCATCCGCTGATGCCGCTCACCTACTGCGCGTGGTGCTCCGGCTTCTGGATCGGTGCGGCCGTGATCGCCCTCGCCTCCTCGCCGCTGGCGCCGCTGTGGCGCCCCGTGGCTCTCGCCCTCGCCTACTCCGCCACCACCGGGCTGGCCGACCAGCACGCCGAGAACTGAGGGGGCACCGGTGCCACTGAGTGATCCGACCGTCATCGTTCGGGAGGTGCGCGCCGCCGCGAGCCCTGCCGTACGCGAGCGCGCCCGCCAGGCCCGCCGCTCCCCCGCCGTCATGCGCGCCTCCGGGATGCGCATCGAGCCCTCCTCCTCGGACGCCCTGCGCGCGATCTCCGGCAACCGCCAGACGTGGCAGACGCACGCCTGGGGCTACCGGGACCGCATCGGCGAGTTGCGGTACGCACTCCAGTTCCGGGCCCGCGCGATCAGCCGCGTCCGGTTCTTCGTGGCGGAGATCGACCCGAGCAACGACGAACCGTTGAACGTGGCGCTGCGCAACGACGACGACCAAGAGAAGGCGCAGCGCATCACCCTGGACCCCATGCTGTGCGAGGCGGCGGAGGAGGAGTTGAACCGGCTACCACTGGACGCCGGTTACTCGTTCATCGGCGTCTGGTCCGAGAACGCCGACGTAGCCGGCGAGGTGTGGCTCCACGGCTACTACGACGAATGGGGAGAGGAGTGCTGGAAGTTCCGCAGCGTCGATGAGGTGGACGTGTCGGCCGACGGCCGGACCGTGATCCTGAAAGACGAGCTGCTGGGCGGTGTGGGCCGCCGCGTCAACCTGGATGAGGAAGAGCTGTACCGGTTGTGGGTGCCGCACCCGCGCCGCGCCTACCTCGCCGACTCCGCGCTGTGCGCCCTCCAGGATGTCCTGGAGGACATCGTGCTGGTGGGCCGCGAGCTGCGCGCCGCCGCCCGCTCCCGCGTCATGGCCAACGGCATCCTGAAGGCGCCCAACGGCCTGACCGTGATGAAGAACGTCCAGGAGGACACCGACGGCGGGCCGGACGCTGACGACGACGCGTTCATGGCGGAGCTGACCGCAGCCCTCCTGGCCCCGATCATGAACGAGGGCGACCCCGGCAGCGTGGTCCCGGTGATCGTCCGGGGTGAGATCGAAGACTTGGACGCGTTCAAGCACATGAGCCTCCAGCGCGAGGACTCCCAAATGCTGCTGGAGAAGCTGGCGAGTGCGCTGGGCCGGATGGCCAACGGCTTGGACATCCCCCCGGAGATCCTGACCGGCATGGCGGACGTGAACCACTGGACCGCCTGGCAGATCGACTCCAGCACCGCGCGCCACCACATCGAGCCCTCGGTGCGGAACATGGCCGACAGCCTCACCGCCGCGTTCCTGCGCCCGGCGCTGCGCAAGTGGGGGTTCGCCCCGTCCGAGATCAAGCGCATCCGCGTGTGGTACGACCTCGGGTCCCTGACGGAGAACCCCAACCGCCGCGAGGACGCGATCACCGCCCGCGAACAGGGCGCGATCGGCGACGCGTCTTTCCGGGACGCGCTCGGGTTCGGCGAGGAGGACGCCCCGTCGGCCGCCGAGTCGCTGTTCATGATCGCCATGAAAGCGGGCATGGACCAGGCCACGGCCACCGCGATCATGCGGTGGTTCGCCGACCAGCAGGACGGCAAGGCGCTGGACATCCCCACGGTCCCAGCCGCCCTGCCCGGTGCGGCCCCGCGCGCCGTGGCGGCAGCCCCACCCCGGCCCGGTCCCGGTCAGCCCGCAGGGTCCGCACCGTCCACACAGGACCGGTCGACTACCCCGCCACCTGCGCAGACGGCCGCCAGCACCGCCAATACGGCCGTGTCCGGAACCGGGCTGTCGATCGTCCAAAGTGGACCGGACCCGGATGTCACCTACCGGCTTGCCACCGAACACGCCCGTGTGCTCATGGACGTGGACCGCGCCGTGCGCACCCAGATCATCGCTGCCGCCGACGCCGCACTCACCCGCGCGCTGGAGAAGGCCGGCGCCCGCATGCGCGCCAAGGCCACCGCCGACCGCGAGCTGAGCCTCAAGCTGAAGCCGATCAACAGCCTCGCCGTGTGCGAGTTCATCGGCAGGGCGGAGGCGTTCAAGCTGGGCGCCACGGAGGAGCACCTGCTGGCCGCCGCGTTCGACGGGCTGGCCGACAAGTTCAAGGCCCTGGTCACCCTCGGGATCTCCAGCATCGTGGACCGCGTGCTCAAGATGCTCGGGCTGCGCCGGGGCGACGACGCGGCGGACAAGCTGGCCACCCGCATGGAGCGTTCCATGACGGGCCGGATCGACGACGGGTGGCAGTGGTTGCACACCGCGCTACTGGACCGCGCGCGCAAGCGCATGTTCGGCGTGGCCGACGACGACCAGCCCGGCGAGCTGTCGGAGGGTGACGTGCCCGCGTACCTGGTGCGCGCCGCCCTCGCCCTCGTGGGTGGCCTGCCGGAAACCTCGGGTGGCCTGGACGAAAAGGGCCGCTCGCTCGACGGGGCGCCGGTGGGTGGCCTGGCCAACGGCGACACGGTGCGCCGGGAGATCGAGCAGGCCGGAGGTGTGGAGCTGGGCTACCTGTGGGTGTACGGCGTCACCCCGATGTCCCGCAAGTTCGATCCCCACTACGAGCTGGAAGGCGAACGCTTCGCCTCCTGGGCAGACCCGAAGCTGGACACCGCCAGCACGCATGGCGGCCGGTACGCGTGGGTCGGCGACCACTTCCGGCCCGGCGACCACACCGGTTGCATGTGCGACTACGTGCCCGGCTGGGCCATCCCCGACTACGCCGGCCAGGTCCGCGAGCGTCTCGCCCTCCCGACTCAGGGAATGCAGGACATCCTCCGACTCGCCGAGGGCGACGACGCGGCCGGGCGCAAGGACACCACCGCGCAGCACATGCGTGACCAGTACCAGCACATCCAGGGCCTCCAGGCCCGTTTCCTGAAGGGGGCAGCGTGACCGCACCTGTACTCGACCCGGTGGCGGACGCGCCGGAAGCGCTCCCCTCGGACATCCCGGAGGGCGCACACCCGATCCGGCTGCCGGTGATGGCCATCGAAGGCATGGACACCGCCGACGGCCGCTACCTGGAGCCGGGCGGCATCACCCACCGGGCGCTGCCGATCCCGCTGCTCGCCCAGGTGCGCACCCCGGACGGCGGCAAAGGGCACGACAACAGTTGGATCGTGGGCGCCATCACGGAGATGACGCGGCGCCCCGGCCCCGACGTGGTGTCCCGTCAGACCGGCGAGCCGTTCCCCGAGGGGACGTTCGTGTGGGAAGGCACCAAGGGCTGGATGTACGACGACGTACCCGGTCCGCCGGACAAGTCCGCGTACACCCTGGTCAAGGACCGCGCTCTGTCCGGCAACAGTATCGACATGTCGGACATGACGGTGGAGCTGGAGTACGCGCCCGAGGACGACCCGAACGACCCCGGCGCCCAGCCGACCCGCGTCAAGATGGTCACCGGCGTGATCGGCGCCAGCACGCTGGTCACCCTGCCCGCGTTCCCGGACGCGTACGTGGAGATCGACGGTGAGCTGATGGTGCCCGAGGGCGGCCAGGTGCTCACCGCCGCCTGCGTGTCCTGGCGGTCGGCAGAGCTGGGCGACGACTGCGCCCCGTGCGGCGCCGGACTCGAACTGGCCACCGCGCTACCCCCGCTGGACCCCGCCGCCGAACCGACCGCCGACGACCCGCAGGCGCCGCCGGCACCGGTGCACCGTGGCGGCATGGTGGCCCTCGTGCCCGCCGACCCACAGTCCCTCGTGGTGGACGGTGGCGACCCGGCGGAGGAACTGCACCTCACCCTCGCCTACCTGGGGGACGACGTGTCGGTGCTGTCCGGCGATCAGACCGCCGCAGTGCACGCGCTGGCCCGCGACACCGCGCAGCACGCCGCGCCCGTGGACGGCCGGATCATGGGGCACGCCCAGTTCAACCCGGACGGCGGGCCGGACGGCAGCATGGACCCGTGCGCGGTCTACCTGGTGGGCGATGGCGAGCCCATCCAGCAGCTGTACCGCCTGTTCCAGGACGGTCTGGCCACCGCCCTGGGCGCGGACCTGCCGGAGCAGCACACCCCGTTCATCCCGCACATCACGGCCGGGTTCGGCATGGACCCCGCCGCGCTGACGTTCACCGGCCCGGTCCAGTTCGACCGGATCCGGGTGGCGCTGGCCAACGACGTGACGGACTACCCGATCGGAGAGGGCGCGGACCCCGCCATCGTGGCCGCCGCGCTGCCCGTGTTCCCCGCCGCCGCGTTCTCCGTGCCCGAACCGGGCGAGTACACCCCGCCCTACATCACGGAGCCTGACGAGCAAGGCAACCGGTTCTACCTGGGCCACGTCGCCCAGTGGGGTGCCTGCCACACCGGGTTCGTCCGCGAGTGCCGCCAGCCCCCGCGCAGCCCGTCCGGGTACGCCTACTTCCACACCGGCCTGACTCGCACGGAGGCCGGCGACCTCGCCACCGGGGTGGTGACGTTCAACCTGCCGGACCAGCGCAACGGCGGGCACGCCCCGCTCCAGCTCACCGCCCGCCAGGCGGCCGCCCACTACGACAACACGGCGTGCGCCGCCGCCGACGTGCGCGCCGTGGACGGTGAACACGGGATCTGGGTGTCCGGCGTGGTGCGCTCCACCCTGACCAGCGAACAGCTCCACGCGTTCCGCGCGTCCGGCCCGTCCGGCGACTGGCGACCGGTGCGGGGCGCGCTGGAGATGATCGGCGTGCACAACGTCAACTCCCAGGGGTTCATCTCCGTGCGGGCCCGCGTCGCCAGCGGCGTCCCCATGGCGCTGGTGGCCTCCGGCGGGGCGACCGAAACC